AAAATGATGAACTATTCAAAGGAACAAGTTTTGCAGATTTAATGTCCGATGTCTATCACAATTCTAAAAAAAAAGATAGACAAATAAATCAATTAATAGCACAGTTGCAACCGTTAATTCGCAATGCATCTGATGCTACAGTGATTGTTCCACTAATTAAAGAATACCTTGATGTTGCTGTTAAAAATGATGATCATCTAGTTAAACTAACAGCTATCGTTCAAAGATTTATTTCTACCAAGCAAACCATTGATGGAGTTGACGGTCTACTAAGTGATGAGGAAAAGCAACAGCTAATGAAAATTGCTGAGAAAACTATGTCTACTGAATTAGAAGATGAGTTAGAAGCAATTACACAAGAAGACTCGGTCTTACAATCAAAAATTGAAACTGCTAAAAGCAAAATTGCAAAGGATGTAAATGTCTAATTTAGAATTTGATGTCGCGGAAGTTTTAGCATATGATAACACGTACCAGTACATTGCGTCCGGCTCCGACACTACAATAAATGAATTATTTGCATTGCGTGTAAGATCATGTAGTACATATTACAATAATCAACCCTTCATTGTTAAGCCTTCTAATATTAATTTTAAACAAATACCATTAGTTGGAGAATTGGTTCTAATTTATAAAACACTTAATCAACAATCTTCCGCAATCAACCGGGGAGGTGAACAATGGTATTATATCACATCAGTTGATTTACATTCTTCAATCAATGAAAACATGTTGCCGGGTGTATCAGAAGTTACATCCCAAGATCAAATAGATTCTACTAAGCCTGGTTACACATTTACAAGAAAATCAATTTCGCCAGTGCAACCATATGAAGGAGATTATATCCTTGAAGGTCGATTTGGAAATAGTATTCGTTTCGGTAGTACTGTAGATTATACTAAAGGTAAATATGCAGTACCAGGAACATGGAATGGTTCTATCTATGGCGATCCGATCATTGTGCTATCAAATGGCAGAAATACTAAACCTAGCAAACAGTTTGTCGTTGAAGATATTGCGGCAGATGCTGCGTCATTATATTTAACAAGCACCCAAGTTATAGACAATTTAACGTTAAGTAAAGATTTAACTATACATGGATATAATTATGTTGGTTCTCAATTTATTGGCGTAGCTGATCGTGTAACATTACAAGCAAAAAAAGATATTGCTGTGATTGATTCTGAAGTAGCTATTGTGTTAAATACGCCAGGTCAGGTTTATATCGGCGGCGAAGATGCCACCGAAAATCTAGTACATGGCAAAGTTTTAGAATCAATATTACAAAAAATATTAGATCAATTAAAATCGACAATTCAATGCGGAACAATGATAGGAGGCTTTTTAGATACATCAGCTATCGCATCGGCAAGTATCGAATTACAAGAATTACAAAATTCTAAATATTTTATAACAAAAAATACAATACCAAAAAATACAATACTATTATGAGTGCTATAGTCCCACCATTAGATCAAATACCAAAACTACCAGGTAAGGCAGTTTCATTTACTATAAAACAAATTAACACGCAAACTGATAAATTATTATCGTCGGTTACTAAAATTGTTACGGATTCCGTTAAATTACCAATTAATATAAAATGTGATGATCCTAGAATCGCACAAATAAAAAAGCAATTAACTGATATACAGACTCAACTTACTACCGTACAAGCTAATATTCCTAAAATTCAGCAAACAGCTAATACATTAAAACAACTTGTTACCACTGCAATTGGAATTAAATCGTCAATATCAATTGCACAACTTGCAAACCCTGTTACTGCTCCGTTATTTATTGCCCAACAATTAACAGCAATACAAGATGCTACGATTGTCAACGCAATTGAATCATTAAAACAGTTTTCTGCAATACCGGCTTCATTGACATCTAAATTGCAAACTATAGTACCGCCATTAATAGGGGCAATTACTAAAGTATCAGGAATATGTAATGGTAATATAGATAATTTAGAATTGCCAATTGATGTAATTGATAATGGCATTAATAACATTACTAATACTACGGATACTACTAATGATTTAGTTGCAACTGAATTTTATACTGAGAAAAATGTGTCACAATCAGATTTAGATGATCGGGCTGATACTATAGAACTATTATTAAGTCAACAACAAGATTTATTAACATCATTGTTAGAAGCTCCTAGTAAAGTATATCAAGATTATGGGATACCGGCAAACGATCTAGGAAAACTAGGAGATTATTATATTGATTTAGATAGCCAAACAGTTTATGGTCCTAAATTATCTAGTACTAACTGGTAATCTGATGTAAATCATTAATTACGATATTTATATATAAATTAATAACATGGATTCAAAAACACTTATAAAAGCACTTAAAGTAGCCGTACGTGAGGTTATAAAAGAAGAATTAACTGAGATTCTTCGAGAAGGATTACAATCAACACTTACTGAAATGAAACGACCTATAGGTGTAGGAACATCGAAGCTTCGCACTCCGCCAACTAAATCTGTAAAACGTAAACCATTATTTGAAGATAATAAATGGGCTTCAGTTCTAAATGATACTGATCCATTAACGGAATCACAACCTTTGGCTATGAATAGTTTTAAAGAAGTAATGAACGAGGGCATGGAAGAAATTCGAATGACATCGAAAAATGCTCAAGGATTTGGAGCAATGCGTCAAAACATGAAAGAGGCAATGGGACTAGCACCTGCTGCTCCGCAAATAATGGAAGATCCAGAAACCGGTAAAACATATGATGTTGCACCAGAAGTACAGCAAGCTCTTACTAGAGATTATTCAGCATTGATGAAAGCAATTGATGCTAAGAAAGGTCGATAATGGCATATCAAATTGAATCTGCTAATGATACAACACAAAAGAATGAAATTGGTTTAGGAGTATCATTCGGTGTTACGAGAACTGCATTGTTTTCGCCAATATATACTACGAATAAGCAGACTCATGAAAATTTAAAAACATTGTTGCTAACAAGAATTGGTGAACGATACTTGCAACCATCATATGGAACTAATTTATTAAATATAATTTTTGAACCTAATTTAGTAGATTTAAAACCTGAAATACAAGATTTAATTAGTGTTCCAATTAGTTATTGGTTACCGTATATCAATATTGATTCAATTGATATAACAACAAATGAAGATGATCCAAACATGAATCATGATGTAAAAATAAGTATAACATATGCAGTTGATAATTTTGCAGTTAATACAATTACGGTATTAGCAAGTCAATCTAATGTAACAGTAGAATAAGGTATTAAATGGAAACTAAAAAAGATGTAACATATATAGGAAAAGATTTTGGTCAATTTCGCAAGAATTTGATTGACTTTACCAAACAGTACTTTCCAGATACTTACACTGATTTCAATGAATCATCGCCAGGTATGTTGTTTATTGAATTAGCTTCATATGTAGGCGATGTGTTGTCATTTTACAGTGATAACAATTTAAAAGAATCAATGTTAGAACAAGCTTCTGAGCGAGGTAACATCTATGATATTGCAAAGTCTTTAGGGTATACTCCGAAAAATGTAGTTCCTGCGTATGTCAATTTGAATGTATATCAACTTGTGCCAGCAATTGGTACTGGTGCAAATGTTGCTCCTGATTTTAATTATGCACTTACAATTAAACCAGGAATGCAAATCAAACAACAAAATGGTACTGCTGTTTTTAGAACATTGGATTCTATTGATTTCACATATTCATCTTCCATTGATTCTACAGAAGTTACTATATATGAAAGTAATAATACGACATTAATGCCGATTTATTATTTGTTAAAAAAATCAGCTCGTGCGGTATCAGGCGAAATTAAAACGGCAAACTTCCCATTTAATACACCGGTACCGTATGATAAGATAGTTTTGCCAGATTCAAATATTATTGAAATTATCTCAGTTACTGAATCAGATGGCGATGGTTGGTATGAAGTTCCTTATTTGGCCCAGGATACTATTTTTGAAGCTGTTACTAATTTAGCAGAAAATGATCCAGACCTAGCTACATATCGGTCATCATCTCCTAGCTTATTAAAATTGAGGAAAACATCAAAACGTTTTATAACTAGATAGCGTAGTGATAATCGTTTAGAATTACAATTTGGGTCAGGTATATCAGATAACAATGATGAAGAAATTATTCCTAATCCGGACAATGTCGGTAATGGTTTAGCCGGATTTAGAAGAAATTTAGATGTTGATATAGATCCGTCAAATTTTTTATATACTAGAACCTATGGACAAGCTCCGTCAAATACTACATTGACAGTTACATATACTATAGGTAATGGTATTGCTGATAATGTACCACCTAGTGTGTTGTCTGATATTAGTTTTATTGAATTTGATGATGATATTAATGCTACTACTAATGCCGGTACCGTTAATTTTATTAAAAATACAGTTGCAACATCTAATCCAGATGCAGCGATGGGTGCCAAAACTGCAGATACATTGCAAGACATTAAAAATAATGCATTAGCAAATTTTGCATCACAGAATCGTTTAGTAACACGAGAAGATTATATTGTTCGTGCATATTCAATGCCATCAAAATTTGGTAGTGTTGCAAAAGCATATATTGTTCCAGATGATCAAATTGCCCAGCAAGATTTCCAAGAA